AGTTTTGATCAACGCAAGAGATTATCTGATGTGGTGGGCAGTAGCGCTGGTCAGGCTTTAGGCGCTCCTAACATTGACAAATTGATACGTCAAACGGCTGACCCAAATTTGCTAGGGTTGAATAGCCGTGACGGAATTTTGTTGGTAGAAATAGACAAGAGTGCTGATGTTATGAAACTAGGCACATCTGGTACAGCGTCCCATGCATCCTATGACTTCGGCATTAAGGGTAAACCGATTGCTAGAATCCCGCCTATTAGCGCTAAAAATATGTTCCCAGACTTTTTTGCTAAAGCAGAGGCAGAAGGCAAGCAGAACGTAAGGCGAGCTTTTGATATGGCCCTGCCTGTAGAAGAGCTTACGCCCGAAAAAATTGAAAACATTAGAACTTTGTCTACGCAAGTTATACAAAGTCCAAAGCAGGCTAAACTTACGGCTGATGTCCTTACGGGAAATTGGAAGTCATCGCAAGTTGCTAAAAATAAGGGTGGTGTTAGCCCGGCAGATTTTGTGCAAAACTTGCGGTCAAGTGATGCTTCGCCAACTTTGTCTATGATGGATTTGCCAGAGGTTAACAAAAAAATTCGTAGTAAAGATTTCAACGTCTACCAACTAGGGGATGGGCAGGTATTTTTCGGCTTAGAGAAAAACTATAACTATGACAATGTTTATAATTTAAGTAAAAATGACACTTATGTTAGAAACCCGGATGGCCCTGAATTAAACGACAATGAAGTAGCATTAGTCAGTGTAATCAATAACGAAACTGGCGCTAAAGGCGTGGGTAAATCCACAGTCTTAAAAGCTATAGAAGAAGGGGCTACTGCGCTTGATGCGTTTGCGGTGCCAACAAAAGAATATTCTGATGGATTTTTACCAGACTTTTATGGTAGTTTTGGGTTTGAAGAGGTTGGTCGCGTTGATTTTGACCCATCTTTTTATAATAAGACTGAGCTTGCAGACTTAGAAAACTATTGGCGGTCTACTGGATGGGACGAATCTAAAGGCTTTCCAAAGATTGTCGTGATGAAATGGACTGGTGACGATGGACTTAGAACCAACGCAACTAAACGCTTTGTCTCAGAAGGTCGCTTCAACGCTGGGGGCGGGATTAATGGACTATTCCCCGCAACAGAAGGTGTTATTCGAGCAGGCGATGGGCAGGGTGCTACGCAGGCATCAGGGCAACGTGGAAGCAGTAACGCCGCAAGAAATAATAGGGGCGCAGAAGCTGGTGCTAGACCACTTGCTCCCGATAGACTTGCAGAAGTTGCAAGAGAACTCCTAAAATTACCTGACTCGGCGGTTCAAAATTTAGGAATTGACCCTAGCCGACTTGCGCCCATCAGAAATGATTTGGGTATATTTAGGTAGTGGCCCAGAAAACCATAAAGCTGGATTACCAGCCACAGCCCAAGCAGGCGCTCTTGCACAAATGCAAGGCCAAGCAGATATTATTCGGCGGTGCAGCAGGCGGTGGCAAATCTCATTCTGGTAGATGGGACGTTATTGGCTTTTGTTTGGAAAATCCGGGCTTACAGGCGTTTATCTTTCGCCGTTCATTGCCAGAGCTTGATAGCAACCACATTCAGCCGCTGAAGAAAGAAATGCCTTCAGAGCTTGGCAATTTCAATGAGACGCGCAAACGATATGAATTTTTCAATGGCAGTTCTATTCAGTTTCAGTATCTGGAGAGGGACAGCGACTGCGACCGTATTCAAGGAACGGAAATACATATAGCGCTGGTAGATGAGGCGGGTCAGATGACCCCTTATCAGCTTGGCTACATCAAATCTCGTATGAGACTTGGTAATTTCCAGCCAAAACAAGAGGGATTTCTGCCGCGTTTGGTTATGACAGCTAACCCCGGCGGTCAGAGCCATAACTTCTTAAAGGCGCTTTATATCGACCCGGCTCCGGCTGAGAGTTATTTCTACGACCATACAATGCGCGACCCGAACAATGCCGCTGATAAGGGCTGGCTGAGTATGTATATCCCTGCAAAAATGCAGGATAACAAATATATCGACCCATCATATGCCTCTAGCTTTAGTGCATTGCCTGAAGAATTAGGCCGTGCATTGCGTGAAGGCGATTGGGATTTAGTTGTTGGCTCGTTCTTTGGCGATGTCTGGAAGCGTGATTTGCACGTTATCAGGCCGTTTGAGATACCGCGCAACTGGACTAAATTTAGATCTTTTGATTGGGGCAGCGCATCGCCTTTCTCCGTGGGCTGGTGGGCTGTTTCCCAAGACCATGACGAATACCCGGATGGCGCGTTAATACGCTACCGCGAGTGGTATGGCTCGTCAGGCAGGCCAAATGTGGGCTTGCGGATGACAGCAGAAGAAGTTGGCGCAGGCATAAGGGCTAGAGAGCGCAGCGAGCGCATAGATTTTAGCGTAGGCGACCCAAGCATTTGGAAATTTGATGGCGGTCCGTCTATTGGTGAGCGTTTAAGCAAAATGGGCGTGAAGTTTCGCCGGGCAGATAATTCTAGGGTGTCAGGCTGGGATCAGGTCAGGCAAAGGCTAATAGGTGATGATGGTATCCCAATGCTTTATGTATTTACGGAATGTGTGGATACGATCCGCACGCTCCCTGTCCTTACACATGATAAACATCGAGTTGAGGACATTGATACCACGCAAGAGGATCATGCAGCGGATGAAATCCGTTATGCGGCAATGGCTAGGCCATATCAGCGCCGCGCCCCAGAAATTGATGAAGACCCTTGGCGGCCTCCTACGATTGACGAAATGATGTCTGGCCTCGATAACGCAACCAAGCCTTCGGGCTGGAGACTTTAAATGGTAGATTCCTACACATTTGACCGCGAGCCTTCTAAGAAGGGCGACCGTGCGGCTTATTGGAATTATGAAGTTACAAAAGCGCGTAAATTCGAAGAAAGCTGGCGCAATCGCTGCCATGACATCGTTGCAAGATATAGAGATGACAGCCCTGACCGGGTAATGCGTGAAACGCGCATGAACATCTTTTATAGCAATGTTGATACGCTAAAAGCCTCTTTATACTTCAAAACGCCTAAACCTCGCGTATCCAGACGTTTCAAAGACAGTGACCCAGTAGGAAGGCAGCTTGCAACCGTCATTGAGCGCGGATTGCAGTACCAGCTAGACGTATATAACTTTGATGCCGCTGTAAGGCGCGTTATTGAAGACCAGCTTATTGTTGGTCGCGGCGTTATGCGGATGGTCTATGAGCCTCTGCTTGTTGAGGGCGACCCAGAGCAAATCCCGTTGCAGGTTAACAATGTAATGGGCATTGGCGAGGTTGCGCCGGGCCAAATGGGCGAAGTGCCTGTTGGTCAGTCATTTCTTGACCCTGATGGCAACCCGGTTGATGAGGCGGCAGTAAAGATGGGGCCACAAGGCCCGTTTATGGAAGGCGACCCAGTAGAGTATATCGGCGAGCAGTCTATTCGCTGTGAATATGTCCATTGGGGCGATTTTGTAATGTCACCAGCCAGAAGCTGGGAAGATGTTACCTGGATTGGCTTCAGGCACCTAATGACCCGCCAAGAGCTAGTGGATTATTATGGCGCAAAAGGTGAGGCGATACCCCTGACATACAAGCGTGATGATGCGCTTTATGATGACAGTCAAATGCCTGATATGGGCGAAATCTATGAAATATGGGATAAGCGCAGCGGCAAGCAGATATTTATCGCATCTGACTATAATGAGTTGTTAGAAGAGTTTGACGACCCTTATAATTTAGACGGTTTCTGGCCTATTCCAGAGCCATTATATGCGGTCAGCACAACAGACACGACTTTGCCCGTGCCAGAGCTATTTACCTATGAAGACCAGATATTTGAGCTAGACCTTATCACCCAGCGCATTGGCAACCTTACAGAAGCGCTAAAACGGCGCGGTGTTTATGATGCGTCATTCCAAGAGTTACAGCGCCTTGCAACCGCAGAAGATAACGAGTTCGTGCCTGTCGATAATATGGCTATGTTGCAGGCTGGCGGCGGGTTAGCCAATGTTATGCAAGAAGCGCCACTTGATAATATCATCAAGGCATTAGCCCAGCTTTATCAGTCTCGGCAAATTGTTGTGCAAACGATTTATGAGATTACGGGCATTTCCGATATTATGCGCGGTCAGTCAGCAAGCCGCGAGACAGCTACAGCGCAACGCATAAAAGGCCAGTTTGGCGCTATGCGGCTGGTAAACCGCCAGCGGCGCATTGAGCAGTTTCTTGATAGCATTATGGAAATGAAAGCCGAAATGCTTGTTGAAAACCTAGAGCCATCCTTGCTGTCACGCATTACTGGCATCCAAATCACACCAGAGATGGTTGCTGTGATGCAAGATGAGCGCTTGCGGCAATACCGGGTTTCTATTGATACAGATGAAAGCGCGGCAGTTGATAGCGCTACAGAGCAGAAAAGCCGCACAGACTTCTTGATTGCTATGACGCAATTTATGCAAGCCATTGGCCCAATGGTGTCATCTGGCACTGTCGGATTTGACCAAGCAAAGCAAATGCTTCTGTTTGCGGCAAAAGCCTTCCCCGGCGCACGCGACCTAGAAGAAACGCTAGAAAGCATCGAAGCGCCGCAGCCAGCAGGGCCAACACCGCAAGATAAATTGATTGAGGTTGAGGCGGCAAAGGTCAGAGCGCAGACAGACCAAGCATCAGCAGATGCACAAGTTAAAGTTGCCCGGCTAGAGCTAGACCAGCAAAAAGCAGCGGCTGACGCTCAGTTTAAGCAACAAAAGCTAGAAATTGATGCAGCCAAGATTGTGACAACCGGATGAAGAATATCGAGGCTATTGGCAAAATTGTCTGGCTGATGGGTCAAAGCAAAGCGCATCAGGCCCATGACGTTGCAGATTTGCATAGGGTGGTTTTGCCGCCAGTTGCTTTTCAGCAATACCGCATATGGGAAACTGAGGACTATCCAGTTGGTTATATGTCCTATGCCTTATTCAATGAAGAGGCAGAGGCTGCTTTCATCAGCAATTCACGCTTTATGGAACCAGAGGATTGGAAATCTGGTGACAGGCTGTGGCTTGTTGATTTCATTGCGCCGTTTGGCGGCGTTAGAGAAATAGTGCGTGAAGGGCGCTCGCATTTACGCGAGATTTTCGGCACGGGTGTTGTTGGAAACGCACGCAGATTACATAAGGGGAAGACATGGTTTGCCGTTACCTAGAAAACCGTATTTGTTACGATAGTTCAAGTGGCTCCGGCGGCGGTGACCAGCCGGACGGGATCACATTTAGCGGAACAGGCGGCGGGCAGGGCATCAGCATCAGCGCAGACACTATGTCTGAAAATGATGCGAGGCAAGGCGATACTGTTGGCGGTGAATCTAGCTCAAGATTTTCTAGCTCTGGCTCTCAAGGAGAGCGAGATGCCCTTTCTGAGATAACAAGGGCAGGCGGAAACACATACGCGCCAAGCAACGCCAATGTACGCGCAGGCGGTGATAATTTAAACGCCGCTACTCCTCAAGACCCTTTATCTTTGCAGATTCAGGCTGCGGCTGCTGATTCATCACGGCGGGACTTTGCTGACCCCAGGTCTGTAGACAGAAGTTTTTTTGCAGATGCCTATGATGGCATTTATGGCACGCCTAGCCCTAATGATTCTCCAGCGGTTGCGCCCGGCACTAACTTAGCAAGCCTGATGAGAGCAGGGCCAATGAGCCAAATTTTCAGTGCTTTTGGTAATAACTCAAACACAGCAGATGATGCTGCCTTTAATGTGGGCCAGCTTCTTGCTATGGGCGGCAATCGCAACCCAGACACAGGTGCAATTACAGGCGCAAATGCTGGCGATGGCACCCTTGGCATGAATAGATTTGGCATGGTGACATATTCAGGGATGCCAGACGCTGACTATACAGGGCCATTTCAGAACCTTGTGAACCCATCAGCCCCAGAGGGCGGCGATAATGAAAATGCCTTCCCATTTGCTAATCAGCAAGGCCAACAAGTAGCCCAGATGGCCCCCGGCGCAGTAGCGCCAGAGGCGATTGACGATTTAGCAATTAATTATCTGCAAAACCCTTATTACGCATATTCAGGGTTTGGCAACCAGTTCAGCCCCTATGGTTACGCACCCGGCACCCTCGTTGACCTGTTGCAGACTAGGCGCATGACGCAACCAGAACAAGCTGACACTCTTGGCCTGTTCGGAAACCCTACGGATTTTAGCTAATGCAAATAGATATGGAACAAGCACAGGCGGCTTATCAAAGCCTGTCTGAGCAAGAGCGTGAGCTTATCAGAGAAGCAATGGACAGCCCGTTAGCGGCGGTTCTGTCAAAAGTGTTTCCTGACTTAATGGGCGCACTAGGCGGCTTTAACAGGCCAAGACGCAAGATGGACGCGCAAATGCAACAAATGGCAGCGCAGATGTTACAGC